CTATTTGCTTATCCTAGGCCATTCTAGAGCGGCCAAATGCACCATAGCAGCACGCAAGCCGCGATAAATCCCGCTAGTTGAAACAATCCGATTCTAGCTCCTTTTCGGCCTAGTTGCGGGAATGGCGATTCTTTGCCCATTAGCGAACCGGCAAGAGGCGAAACGCTCCTTAACGTCGTCTAGCGCGTCACTGTAAACGATTCGATTGGAGGGGCTGTTATTGATCGTTTCGGCCATGGCAAAGCAGGAGTCTTGCGTGCCAATGTCAAACCGCGACAATGTTGCGGTTTGATCGGGCGAATTGAGGATTAGAACAAGGATTAGCTTTTCCATGTCAAATTGCCTGAATAACTTTGTAGCCAATGGCTCTAAGGTAATTCAAGCCGGATTCGCGGAAACATGAGCTATAGCCGGTTTCGCAATCATCCGACATTTCCCATTCCCTTTGCAGCTTGAAAGCCGTTTCTTTGACTTCCTCCCATCTTGCGTTTTTCGTGTCTGCATCAGTGTCAGCGATTCCAAGCGCTTCATACGCCTTTTCATACCAGTCATTGCTGTAAACGGTTCTGCCGGTCGCCTTGCTGATACTGGTATAATTTGCCAGACTATAACCCTTTTTGGGCTGATAGTCACGCGGATAAAGCTTGTGCCCTTTTGGCGGTTTCGGCGCGTCTTCACTGCTAGCGTGATTCGTCATCTTGTGCCCGTCAATCGTCATTCCAGAAAGAGCGGCAGTGAATTTGTCATAGCCATAGCCTCCCGCCGTGGCATGCTGAAACTCGCCATTGAAATCATGCACATTGACAAGGCAAGTCCCGCCGTCGCTGAAATGCGCCTTGATCGTTGCGACATGTTCGCCTTTCTTGTTCAAGACGACATAGGCCGAAATGCTCTTGCCTGCTTTGGTATCATGCACATATTTGGTCGCCATGCTTAAAACTCCTTTGTAAGCATTTAGGAATGGCGCTATGACATAGCGCCATGGTCTAAAGGCTTAAGCTTTCACCTTGTATTTAAGCGAGGCGAAAGAGTGGGATACACTTTCAACAAAAACGTTGTTTGTGTTGACAATAACCACGATACGAGACGTTACGGCGGATACAATGAATTCGCGGCGCTCCTCATTAACGAGAATCATGCCTTTAACAAACTGAATTCCCTTGTAATCTACATGGCCCATAAACATCTGCTTATTTCCTTGTTTCGATAGATGTAAGTTAGAACATTTCCTTACATCTGGCAAGAGGGAATTTTAAAAAAGTTGCAGAGTGTTTATGTAAACGCGGAAATAAATCAAGCGTCCTGCATCGCTATCGGGATCAATACCGGCTTCATAGCAAGTATCTAATGCGTTTTGATCAGCTGAATCATGCTTCGCTTGTGTCGCCTTGCCGCGATAGTGAAGCGCGGTAGCGGCTTCATTGCGGATTGCCTCAAGCAATGCGGCAAAGGCTTTATCTTCCACGTTCCAAGCCTCAAGAGTTTGCGCATTATCGGCAATTTCCTTTGCAGCCTGATATGCGAGAAATTCAGCCGCGAAGTTGGTTACAAGCTCATTTGCCATTGCCGTTTCCTCTTGTTCGATAGATGTAAGTTAGAACATTTTCTTACATCTGGCAAGAGAGAATTTTAAAAAAGTGAAGCGCTCCTTAGAGCGCTTTAGGCCGATTAACGATTGTCGTCTTGACGCCTTTATAATCGTTATGCTGCTTTACCGTCGCTTTGAAAGAGATGGTATCTCCCATTTTCCCCATCTCGTTATTGAAGAATGAAACAATGTCGTTACCGATTCTAACTTTCGTGATAGTGTAACCGGCTTGGAATTCCGTTTCCTGCTTTTCAATGAAAGCAAAAATTTCGCCTTTAAATTCGCGACGTTCGCCAATCGTGCCAATGAAGGAAGAAAGAGAGTCAACTGCGAAGCGTTCGGCGCGGATTGCCTCGCGTTTGGCAATCAAACCCTTTTCCAGTGCAACGCCTTGGCAAGCCGCAATCAAGGCATTGGAAACCATGTTAGCTTCGCTCAAAGCTTGATCCGCAAAATACAGCACATATGAATCAGGAGCATCAACAATCTTGACGCCTTTGTGTTTACCGAACGGAAAAACGCCGCTTTCAATCGCTTCAATGTTGCGCGTGTCATAGATCGAAAGTTTGCCACGGCGCTTGTCAGCGACAAATTCAGGGCAATCATCAAGAATGATGACAAGGCTTTCTTGATCAGCAACGCGTTGCTGCAAACGCTCTACATAGTCCGTTGCCTTCTCAATTGCTTTTTCTTCCGTAGCAGCAAGATTGCAGATGTAGTTATCAAGAAAATGAACGTTGCCACGTACCGCGACTCGCAGTGTGTACATAGCATTTTTAGCGCCGGTCGAAATGTAGTAATTGCGAATCTGCTTTTCCATTTCCGTATTCCCTTTAATTGCGTTGACCATGTAAGGAAGATACGACTCTTTCCTTACATGGTCAATAGGCAAATCACGGAATTTTTAATAAAACCGCTTTTCGTTTCCGTCGCGCTTATCCGCCGCAACGAAAGAGAAAACGTTGCGCCTTGCGGCCTTATCACGTCTTGCGTTCTGGATTGCGCGCTTGTTCATTTTGTTCTGCGACATGCTCTTAACTCCTTTTGAGCTTATCCCGTTCCACCATTGGAACGGGAAACGTTGCGGTTAATATTCGATATCTGCACTCAGCGCGGAATGAAAACATTCCGCGATGTAGTCTTTGATTTGGCGCTTGTCGCGTCCAGTGACGCGGATTGTGAAGCCATACACAAGAGAAGGCGTCACAATAACCTTGTGCATGGTCCAACCATCGTAATAGCCTGCATCGTTCATGTGATGAAATCCCGTTTCAAAAACGAGACGTTCCGGCTTGCTTTCATCATCGTTGAATTGCGTTCCAGAATCGAAGCCGGAACCGGATGGCATAACATTTTTGCAAATGTCTGTAATGGCGTCTTCGTGCTTTTCCAGCCATTCCACATTGCCGGATTTCTCGCAATTCAGCATTGCTTGGAACCGATTCGCAATTTCCTGATAAACTTTGCGCTGCATTTCCGTTACTCCTTAACGGGCTCGATTGAAAAGATTTCGGACATTGCGCCTTCATAGGCAAAAACGTCGAAATGGTCTGGATTGTCGCTATCCTCTTCAATGAACATATCAGAGAACATTGTGAGAATGAACGCCTTTGCCGCATCAACCGTTTCCACGGTCTTGAGCAGCTTTTTCGCGCCATTCGCGATTGTCTCGATTTTGTAGGCCATTTCTTCAATCCCTTGTTTGACTATGTAAGGATATTAAAATCATTTCCTTACATAGTCAATACCTTTTTTCACTTAAATTTCACTTTGACGCTATGCCAGCCAGCCTTAACGCTTACAACGCGTTTTCCAGCCGGAACAAACGTTGTGTTGCCTACCTGCTTAAACTTGCCATTCGACAAGCGTCGAATCACGTTGAACGGTTCAAAGCCTGTTACAGCGTTCCACGCGGTAAAGAATGCCGCATCTCTTGCAACGCTATCGCCACGCAAGTTTTCGCTTGTGGCATGAATGCACTTGCCATTGTGCCACAACGTAAACGCGTTAGTTTGCGTTTCGTAGCACTTAATTTCCACTCCCATTTTATAGCGGGAAAAAATAAGGTTCTGCATTGGCTTAGCTCCTTAAAGCCGTTTTGGCTTCATTCATGACACTGAAAAGCGCGCGGCGCGTTCTGGTAAACTGCGACGGCTCAGACACGCGGTTAAGCAGCCCTAGCGCCTTGCACATAGCGTTGTAACGCGTTTCATGGCAAACCGTACCATCTCGGCTTTCAAGCCAGCGCAACCGGCTTACAATGTCGCTGATTTCAACATGAATAAGATTGTCAGTCATTGCCCTATCTCCATTGGCAAGCGTTTAAGAATGGCGCTCCAATGAGCGCCAAATTTAAAGGCTTAGTTGTTTCGTTCAGCTTCGATTGCTTCCATTGCCTCACGAATAACGCGAGTCATGTCGGAAAAATCGCCGTGGTTTTCGATGAAAGTAATGGCCCACTCTTTCAGTGAAGGGGAAATGATTCCCAACTCAGTCAAGACCATTTTTTCCTTCAAAGCCTTTGTTTCTGCGTTTGCCATTTCCGTATTTCCTTTGTTGACCATGTAAGGAACTTAAACGCTTTTCCTTACATGGTCAATAGGCTTTTTAAAAAATTACCATCTTTCGCCAGTAAGCCAAACTTTGAAGTTTTCAGGGAATTTCAAACCATAGGGCAAATCTTTGTTTGCGCGGCAGAACCTGTTATGGAGTGCAGGCTTTTCGCTATGCATCCATTTTTTGAAATCTTGATATTCCGGCAAAGCCGCATACATATCGTTTATCTTGTCGCGGTTATGGCAATAAACATAACCGCCAAACGGTTGTGCCGTAACGCCTAATGCAGACATGCTGGCGACATAAGTGCGATATTCAGAAAAGAGCGGATGCGACTCATCTGCTTTAGTCGTAACAGGCTGAATCGGAGCCATGGCGGCGCGTGACATATCAAACATCTGCTTAGTTCCTTTGTTGACCATGTAAGGAAGATATGACTCTTTCCTTACATGGTCAATAGGCTTTTTAAATTTTATTCAGCGCCAAGCGCAAATCATACGTGCGCTTGATATCTGCTCTAATCGCTGCAATCGTCTCAGCGCTAAGACCGTCAACAATCATGAACGGTTCAACGATATTAGCGCCGCTCAAGTTTTGAACCGTGATAATCACGCCGCTAGCCATATACTTATCGGTATTGGCCTTTCCGATATCCCTGTTAGCACTTGCCAGCGTTCCTATATCATGCGCCTTGGATTGCAACAAATCTTTCGCGAGTTGCGCGGTGCGGGAAAGTTTCTTTGCAGTCATTAGCTCAAATCCTCTTTTGCGTAACGGATTCGCCCGTCATAATCGATAAACAGGCCGGTTTCGTGGTTATAACCATCTCTAACCCATTTATGTGCCGTGGTACGATGAATGGCCTTGTAGAGCCAAAAGCCGTTGCCTCCATCATCGTCACTTTCATAAACGAATCGATTGGCTTGCTCCATAGCCTTCTCCGACCTAAATTCAACAAGCATGTCGCGGCGTTGATCGATGGCATAAATCATCTGCTTAGCTCCTCACATAGCCACTTTGATAATAGTTGCGTCTTCAAAGCAAGCCCGGTAAAGCTGACCGCGAGTCACGCCTATCATGCGATAAGTTGAAAGCTTGCGAGTAGAACCGGGAACGGGAACGCCGCAAATCAATGCGCCGGTCTCAGTCCCTTCTATCACATCGCCTTCAATGTCAAAGACGTTATATGTGACTCGCATGCCGCCGCGTTCAGGATGAAACTCTTTTTCCACAGTCACGGCGCGTTCCACAATGTTTGTTAGAACCATTGTGCCGCGTGCATATGGCTGCATATCAAACTTGACGGTTTTTCCAGTCATGTTATGCGCGAAAGATTCGTTTAGAAAAGAAGGCATTTGCTTAATCCCTTGTTTGACCATGTAAGGAACTTAAACGCTTTTCCTTACATGGTCAAGCGTCCTTTCTCACAATTATGTGAAAAAGAACATTTTAAAAACTAATTTCGCAGTAAACGAAACCGTCTTCATCGTACCATGTACTTGCCTCATGATAGCGGGCAATTTCGCTTAGCTTGTCGCCCAATGAAACAAGCTTTTTGCGTTCTGCTGGCGTTGCATCCCATTTAGGATTTCCGCGATTTTCAATCATGAGCGATGTTAACCGCTCATATTCTTCTTGATCGCTTCCGAATAGATCAAGTTGCTTGCGGTCCCAATAACCCACGCCGTGGCCTTGTGACGTGAACCACAAGTCACGACCGGCTTGCTCCGAATCATAATCCTCGCGTTCATAGGCTTGTTCAAGCAAATCCTTTGCCGCCGTTTCAAAGGCTTGGCAGAACGCAACAATTGTGGCAAGCGAATCAGGATGCAATTCCGCGAATCCTACATCACTTGGCAAATTACCGTCAATTTGCCCCTCTTCCAAAGCATGTTGATTTTCATCCGAAAACCAATCATCTGAATCAACGCGATTGGCGCAGTCCGTGAAAAACATAGCTTCGATAAAGCCTTGCACGAAATAAGGCAACGCCTTGAATTCCGGCTTGTGCTTTCCATTCATCTGAAATTCTGGCATTGGCTCGATTCCTTGTTTCGATAATCACAATGTAAGGAAAGATTCGCGCCGCGTCAACTGTAATTTTTAAAATAATTTGCCACTTTTTGTTCCACATATGTTCCGTTTTAAAAATATTGCAGCCTCGCCGTTCCCATCCCAAGGATTGAAAAAAGACTAGCGCGATTCGTCGCGCTAGTCAAATTAAATTTTTCAATTAACCAAAATAGCGGCATATGTCGCGCCAAATAAACGCGTAACATGATTGCGCAGCGTGGCACTAGCTGCGCTATCCATAACGCCCATTCTGTTACGATAGGCGTTGACATAGATAGCAGCATTTTCCAAGATATGCGGATTCATTACCTAGCTCCTTAAAGCTCTACTGTTATCGAACGATTATGACGCGTTGCCATAAGAGCGGATTTCACAAACATGGTTTGTGCATTAATCATCACGTTACGAGTGAATTCGCGATAGGAAACGGCGCGCTTGTTGCCAATTACAGCACAGCGCAATTCCGCTCCTTTCCAAGTCTTTACGTCTCTAAAAAACTCTCGCCTTGTCATCTGCTTAGCTCCTTAAAGCCCTAACGTTGATTTGATTGCTTCATATCTATAGCAAATCCCGGCAAGGCTTGCAATAGAGAAAATCAAAGTTATAAAAATTAAGCAATAGCACATCATTATTTCGGCGTTACGTTTCGCGATGAATTCGAACGCGTCAAGATTGATTTCCTTGACAACGTTTTTCGAATTAATTTGAGAAACGTTATTGCGACGGTTTGTCATGGCTTTATCCCTCATAGCTTGATTGCTATGAGGGATAATGTAGCGAACAATTATGAAAGAAAGGTTAACGCAGTGAAGCTTTTCCCACGGCTCGTTTATAGACTTTAAGCGTCACTGCATCCTCGCCAGTCTCATATATGCCGCGCAATTCGGCAAGCAAGGGCGCATAGTCCGTTTCCGTCGCCCGCTTGCCCTTGGATAGCCAAATGGGGCTTGCGCCGCCGTGTTGCCCTACATGAGCGTAACACGTTATATCACCGCTCTTGTTCCATTTGTCAGTAGGGAAATAAGCGGTGATTTCACCTTGGTATTTGCGAAATATTACGGGCAATGTGTCAATCATTCGCCTTGCTCCTCATCTTCTCCATATGCAGACGGAATTTTCTTGCCGGTATGATCACAAGTCAATTCCGTGTCTTCATAGTTGATATCAACCGCAACCACTTTCCAGCCGTCGCGGATATCGTTAGCAACGCTATCCATAACGGTTCTAAGATTTTCCGTCACTGCGTCAAACGATAGTGCAGCGCCATCATTAGTGATGAAAAAGAGCGGATAACCGCCTAAGTCAGTGTAGCGACCGGCGCGCAGCGTGGCTTTCAAATCAGCCACGGTTTCAATCCGATTGTGACCGCGATTGTAGTTTGCACGTAGCGGCGGATTAAGACTCCAGTTGTCTTTCCGCGTGTCATACAACGCGCCGTCACTGGAAGAAACGAAAAGATGATTTGGAAGGGACATTGCGCCAACTCCTTTAGGCGTTTCGATTTCCTTACATTGAACCTATTAAAGATTCAAGTCAAGCGCTATTCTTCACTTTCTAGATAAAAATCAAACGATTTCCAGCAAGAGCCGGTCGCCTCTTTTGTATGCCGCGTCTCAGCGTAATATTCACCGCACCCGCAAGGGATATAACCATCGCTTTGATCAATCGTCAAATCGTTCGCCATGGCCCATTTCTTGACATGAAATTCAGGATCAATTGACTCGTTTGGCGCAAGGCGGCGCAACAATTCTTGAGTCCCGCTTTGATTGTGATAGATCGAAATGAACATCTGCTTAGCTCCTTAAGCGTTAAAGAATCCTGCCCTAGCAGGGCAGGAAATTTTAAGGCTTAAAAGCCACAAGCCTTTAAGAAACGTGTTTCATCAAAGCGCGGATTAGTGCAGCGCAATTCCGCCGCGAAATGTTCTGCGACAAATCGCACGTCGTCGGCAGACATAGAACCTTTAAGGTTAAGAATGATCGACGCGATGTTAGCAAAATGTCTATGCTCCATCGGATGTAGCGCGCCGATTGCATCTTTGCGCATTGCGGCTTTGGTGGAAAGTGTCATGGCCTAATCTCCTTTAAGGCGTTGATTGACTGTGACCTAAACATATTCTTACATTCGAGTCACGTCAAGAGGCTTTTTGAATTTTTTATTCGTTACCATGTCCTGCCATGAAAATTGCTTTGCGACGTGTCGCCTTCAATCCATTCTTCTTGTAGAGTCTTTTTCTTTGCCTCTTTCATTTCCGCTTTGAATTCGCGAATCGCCTCTTTCTTAGTATAATCGAGATAGGAGCGGCGCACTAGATAGCCGTCAACTATCTCCGATATATTCCACGCGCCACTATGTGGCGAACGTTCTACTAGCATTTAAACCGCTCCTTTGTAATAGTTCCAGCGACCGTTACGACTCTGGATTCGGTATAGGTCGGAATTCTTCAATCCGCCAAGTTTCAGCCACTCGGCTTTGCTGATTCGCTGTTTCATCCGAATCGTTCCCCATCTTCCGAAAACGTATATTCATTGATACGAATAATGTCATCAACATTTTCGTTGCTCATGAAATAGTCATAGGCGCGTTCTAGTTCGCGATAGGTCCAACGCATGAAATCGCGCAACGATGCAGCGATTTCATCACATTGTTCATTTGTGGCATAGTCGCCAGTCATGCCGTTGTATGTGTCGATATCGGTGCAATTTTCATGCATGTAATGCCCGTTATGCTTTACCTTAGCAGTGAGGCGATAGAACGCCTTGCGCTGCGTTTCCTGCAAAGCGGCGGCAATGTTCTGCAACTTATCGCAACCGCCCGTATGTGCCGCAATGGCGGCGCTAGCGCCTTTCTTATAGGCGTAACTACCTTCAAAGCAAGCCCCATCGCCTTGCGAAGAGAATCCGCTGAAATAGATACGATCAACCGTTATCCCAATCAATGCGCCGCACTCTTTCACGTCTTCATACGTGTATTCATACCAGTCATCGTCAGCGCTTGCGGATTTCCACCAATTGCGCGCCGCGTCTTTCGCGGACTCGCTCAATTCGTCAAACTGGTAAACCGTTGTCTCGATTGTTTCCGGCATGGCCTTAGCTCCAATGTGAAGGCGTTTCGATACACGCAACATAGATGTAAGAAAATATCGTGTCAAGTGAGAATTTTTATAAAATTAAATTATTTTCCCTATTGACTTCGATAGTGGAATCACTTAAATTAAAACTACATCAAAGAGAGCGGTAGCGGTAGCGAAGCGGGAGGTGGGGAGAATGAGGGATGGAATTTTTTTAAAACGGAACAAAACGAGAATAAGCCGCCGCTACATTAGCGGCGGCTTTAGGTTAAAGTTTAGATAATAATTTCTCTGCTATCGCCAAGGCTTGGCCGGGCGACACTTCATAATTGCCGGAAAAATCCATGCAATTATTTTTGAATATGTCAAAGATTTTTTGTTTCTTAACATATTCAAGCGCCGCGCTTTGAGTGTTAAACGAATCTTGGAATCTGTCGCCAGACATGACAATCCAAGAACCTTTTCCGTTATACTCTACTGAGTAATCCATGCTATTCCACCTTTGCAATCAAGCCGTCGCGCATAGTGACCTTTGCGAAAAATTCCCTGCCGCCAATTTGCGGATTGATTGCCGGTCTATGCGCCACAACAAAAGAGCCGGTCGCCTTGTATTCCTCGCCAAACATAGACGTTTCGCGATACTTGAGCGGCTTTCCAGTCGCCTCTTTAAGCTCTTTCTTGCTCTTATAACCTGTAACCAAAAGTGTCATGTCGTTAGCTCCTTTGTTAACTACGCTCAAGTTGTCTTGAGCGTTGTTTGATAAGTCACCTTAGATGTAAGGAAACGTTTCGTCAAGCGGTTTAATCAGTTACTATTTGAAATTTCCAGAGCCTCCATCTCCAATTCATTATAGAGCTTGTTAAGCATGGCTTGCCGCTCATTATAAATTTGCATATCGGCATAGAGTCGCACCATGTCGCCCAAATAATCGCGGCCATGCGGGCGCAATTCAGACATTGCCTCAATAGCCTTAAGCATGTAAGCGCGGGCGTCAAGTCTAGCTTGAACGTGAGACTCACGCGTTGCGCCATTGATATTAATGATGGGTTTCATGTAAGCCATGCGCCTTGCTCCTTTGTTGATGCAGTGATCTTAGATGTAAGGAAAAGGAAGGTCAACAAAAATCTTTATAAAATTAAATTATTTTGTCTATTGACTACATATCAGAATCAGCATATTCTAAAAACAATTCAAAGACGCCGCAAAAGCCCGAAGGGCGAGGCCGAGGATGGGAACGGCGAACCTGCCCGCTTTTTAAAACGGAACAAAAGGGGAACAAACCGTGAACAGGAACAAAACGGGAACAAAGATATAACATATAGGGAACAAAACTGTAACAAAAGGTGAACAGCGGAACAAACCGTGAACAAAACGGGAACACGGCAATGTTCACGGTTTGTTCCCCTTGATTTTTAAAAAATTTTGAAATAATTTTAAATAAAATTGAAACGCTGGCGCGCCAGAAATTGGGATTTCTCGTGTCAAAAAATGGGAGTCTGTGATGAAGGAAAAATGGGACAGCGTGATAAAAAAATTACGAGTCTGTGATGAATGAAAAAACCGGCTCTCTCGATCCTCACGTTGCGATAAGGAGGATCGCGTCATGGGAGAGATGAGCCGGTTCTTAGCAGCGTTTGGTAAAGAGGTTGAAACCAAACGCTGTTTCTCGTGATAGATATTAAAACTGGTGCCACGTTCTAAGTGTATGCAGAGAAAGAGGTTACAAATCCAACATAGCAGGGCTTTAACCTGCGCACCATATTGTGACTAGACTAGCTTAGGCTGGTTTTCAGAGACCATTTGGCGAGCCTCCTGATCACTTTAGCAACAACCTTGTTGTGGTAAACCACATCTTTAAAAGAGGCTACTCGTCTGCCCGCGTCTCACTGACACGGTCTAAAGATTCGCTTCGTCACGGTTACTGTGATACAGACACTAAATGATTCTGTCAAGCATTCATTTTCGAAACGCGTCTCACTTGGAATTCAGGATCGTTTACCGTCTCGCCACTGAGCCGAACCGCGACACGTCGCACGGTGCAATGCTCAGCGCCGGGATACTCCTTGAAGAAGTCCTGCGTTGCCTGTTTGATCTCACGGTGCGGCTTGGTTACCCTGATTGCGCCCTTTGCGATACCGAACGCGACATATTTGTTGTAAATCATCTTTTGTTCTCCCTTATATTAGCAAATCCTAAATCGTGATTTCACTGCGATGCAAGTAGGCCCTTTCCAAATTTCTGGAGGGTCCCTGACCCTGATCAAATTCTAGAAGGGTCCCTGCCTCATCCAAGACCTTATGGAACCTACCTCTAGCCAGCGAGCAAGCCAGCACGACAAGCTCAGCCAGATCAAGGTCTGCCGTTTTAATGATAGTGTTATTATCGCTGTCCCTCACTGAATACATTGGTCAACTCCCCCAAATACTGTTCTTCCAATTAATTGGAGGAACAATGCCACTATGAGTCGTTTTAACATATGTTAGATGTAAGGTAAAGTGGGAAGTAACAAAAAAGGTCCGGTGGATTACTCTACCGGACCTTGACTTATTATATTGATTAACGCAGCGCCTGAGTGATTCAAGCAGTCCACTGCTGTTTGATTACAAATCAAGCAGCAGTCTTCCAAGACTTGCTCAGGTTGATTAGCTGCTTGCCGCGAGCCGTTGCGCCATAGACGATCTTCTTGCGACCACGAGTCGCGGCCTTAATAGCGTCTGTGACGATGCGTTCCTTTTCAGCGATGAAGCCGAGGTCGATCAGTTCCTGTTTAACCGCGTAAGGCACAACATCCTGATTGGTCAGGAGGGCCTTAAGCTGAGCCACGATGCCGGGGTTGGTGCGAAGTTCCTTGCGAGCCATGATGTAATCTCCTTTTCAGTTGGTTGATGGACTTTCTTGTCCGTTTCAATGACCTTAATCTAGTATTCTTTTCTTACTTCGTCAAGCGGTATTTTTAAGTTTTGTAGAATTATTTTAGCGCCAACCCGATGTACAGATTAATCGAGGCAGTGGCCGCAATGTCAATCACACAATATCCAATGGTGATTTGACCGTTCGTGCCTTCACCATAGCACTTAGCAATCATGTTTCTGAGATGCGATACGACCTTTGTTATATCGCCCATGTTAGCCTCTGCTTCATCGAATGACTCGCCATAAAAATTTTTCTCCGTGCCGCTCTTAAATACTACTTCTGCAACGAGACGCTTCATCATGTGTTGTGCTCCTTCTGTTTGAAACTTTAATAAATTCAAGATAGCAGATTTGGTGAGGGTGTCAATCCTCCCGGTCCAAAACATTATCCTCGTGGTGCCACCACTGACTCTTGGCTTCATTGTATTGAAGCACTTGATACATGGTGCAGCCGTGGCCACCAATGGAAGTGATATGGCCATCGTTGAAACGATCTTCAAAGCCGTTCCAAACTTTTACCAAGTCACCGATCTTTCTGAACTTCTGCTCCATCGCGGGCTCCTCCTTAACCGAATCATATCCGGCTCGATAGTTGTTGTAACTATCCATCTGGTGCCACATGTCATACGGATTGTCATAATCCGATCCATTCTTTGCATCCCTGTGGCCCTGAACATAAGGCCAAGAAGTCGGATCGATGGTGGCCATTTGGTAGCTCCTTTGTTGGGTTTGAAACTTTAATAAATTCACAATAAGCCGAGTGGAGTCCCCTGTCAAGGGGAATTGTAAGGAAAGTACCAGATTCTTACTGTTCAAAACATTACAAGTAAGAAAAAATTATTGTTAAATATCAATAGGATATGAAGCATTTTAGGCGGAACTAAATTACGATTTGTTACATAGGAATTTATTCATGCGTATCTTTTAAGAAAAAGTGAAGTCTTGTGATGATAGATATTTTCTTACATGGCAGGTGTCCTCTGTCCTAGGACCGAGGACAGATAGTGAGATTGCTATATGTCCAGACATGAATTGGGCCAGCGGATAGCTGGCCCTTGGTAAATCTGGAATGAGGCTGTCAGTCAGCGTTGTTGTAGTAATCAACTCCTTCGTAGAGCGAATCAAAACCGAAGGTGACTGAGCCAACCGTGACTATGAAAGTCTTCTCGCCAGTTCCGACGTTGTAGCGGAATGTGAGTTTTTTAGAAAAGCCTCCGATGTGAGAAGAGGCGAGCGTGGTTTCAATTTCATGATGTGCGAAGTCTTCAACTTTTACGGTGTGTGGCTTAGACATTTTTTAGGTCTCCTTTAAAGTTCGTTGTAGCGGCGGATCGCTTCAGCCAGCGTGGCATACTTTTCGTAGCCGTGGGCTTTGATGACGACTTCGTAATGAAAGTTGGTAGGGTCATTGGCCCAAATAAAAACTCTCAATTGTTTCATTGTCTGATCGCCTTGGTATTCAATGTCCGAGGCTGCAAGAGTGTCACTGATTAGATGGTGAGAGAAGTCAGCGAGTGTGACGGTGTGCGGCTTAGACATTTCATATTCTCCTTATGTTTCGTGTAAGAAATACAGGCTGATTTAAACTTTATAAAGCCAATGTAAGAAAATGTAAAACGGTTGTCAAGCCCTTGATGCGCCAATTTTCAACTATTTTTGATTTAATTCGGACTTTAATTTTTAAAAAATTAATAAAAAGGAGAAAGTTTACCGTTTGGCTAAGTATCGGAGGGAGAAAATTCGTTTTTTCTTATAAAAATTAAGGGGTTACAAATCGAAGCCAAAGAATCTTTTTAAAAAATGAAAATTTTGGATCAAAAAATCTATTTTAAACTTTTAAAAAATTAAAAATCGGGCAGGTTTTATTCACTAAATGAAATATTGTAATTAGTGTAAGTTTGCACTGAGTGCAAAAATATTTTCGCCTTGACATTATAAATATGGTCAGCTAGGTAGGATCAACGACTTAGGAGAATCAAAGTGACTGTAAAACTTAAAGAGGTTGAAGGTTCGGCTGGAAGTAAGTTTGTGGCGGTAGAGGGCTATATAAAAGTCGAATATTGTGATAACGGTATTTGGTATTTCTTCGACGGCGATATCATCTACAATGGTTATCTCAGTCTGGAAGAGCTTTTGGAACGTCACGGTTTGGAACTTTAAAGGAGATTATAATGTCTGATTTTATGGATGAGTCTTACGCAGCAGCTGACGAGGTAATTGAAGACGTGCTTGCCGCGACAGGTAAAGATTATTCAGCGGTTCGTGAAGAGATTGCTGGTGTTTTTGACGGGTATCTTTTTCACGGTGTATGGGATATGAGCACAGGGATTGAGAACACCGAACTTAAAGACCTTCGCTTTATTCAGGAAGATGAATATGATCAACGCATGGATGATGATCCAGACAAGCCTGATTGGGATAGTCAGATTTGCTACAGTGCCGGTCACTACGTTTTCTTTGTGTGAGTGATATCATGTTCAAATCTGGTCATACATATCTCAACAAGCAGGGTGGCCGTAACCAAATTCTCTGCATCAGTGTTAATCACAGAACCGCCGTGTTTCGGAACGGTGATTCCTTTTCAGTCAAGAGCTTGGACAAGGTCAAGGATTATAACGATCTAGGCGTCAGAGTTATGGATTGGAAAAGTTGGTTTTATAAAATTTTGGGATAAATAGTTCTTGACTTAGAATCATAAATCTTCTAAAGTTTAATCATCGAAGGAAAGAACTTAGGAGGTTGACATGGTTACGGATCGTGCTACTTACACCAACGGTAAAGGCAGTCACGCTTATGAAGTGTATGTCTACGAGGATAAGCAGTGCCGCGTGACCAAGAATTTCAAAGAGAAAATCTTTGAAGTTCATGCTTCAAATCGTGCCCAAGCCGCTAGGCGGGTCGAACGTGACGGTTACGAGGTTAGCTCAGTGAATATGATCGGTTAAGGAGGAAGTTATGGAAAAGAAGATTTACATTCTCAAGAATGGCTCTGAATATATCGGTGACGACTATGCTTCGGGTGGTTATCCTTATTCCTCAAAGGATATTTTCTCAGCCAAGCGCTTTGATTCTCCTGAAAAACCTCTGGCATGGCTTGGTTCTTCTATTAACCAATACCCAGCAGCTAGGACAGTTCGTTTGGTGGCCTATGTAGAAGAGGTTGATCAAACCGAAATAGCTAAGGCTCTGCGGGAAGCTGCCTTGGGCAAACTTTCGGACGCAGAAAAGAAGGCTCTTGGACTTTAATTCTTGACAATCAGATAGTTAATTGGTATGTCAATACTTATAGCGCCCTTGGTGTAACAGGTAGCCACGAGTGACTTAAAATCACTTTCTTCGGAGTGCCGGTTCGAGTCCGGCAGGGCGCACCAAATCATAGGAGATGAAATGATTACGGAAGCACTCAAACGTAGATGGGTTGTGATATTTCATCATCCTTATTATCCTGAAGTTAATTTCTTTGACAATGTCGCTGAAGCGTATAAATACGCGGCTGAGATAGTTGAAGAGAATCACAGAGACGACGGTCATAACGATGGTTATGTTTTCGTTGGTGAGATGGCAGGCATTTATACTGACATTAAGACATATTACTAGGAGGCCGTCATGAAGCTTTTTCACTGGAACATGAGCGAAACATTGAAGCAATATGCTTGCGGCGATATCGTTGTCATGGCTGAGACGGTGGAACAGGCTAGAATTAAAGCTTTTGATGGTTTCATTGAGTGGATTAAAGATGAAGATAGTTCTTTAAATCATTTAATCTGGTTTCAAGGAACAGAGAATTGGGACGAAGATTGTGAAGAGGAATATCAAGAGGTTTTGCAAAAATTAAAAGATGATTTAAGCAAAGAACCGCTTGACAAACAGGAAGTTATCTTTATAATGGGAAGCAGTTAAACAGCATACCTTGTCTGAAGATGCTAAGCGTTACAGGGCCGATACGGTAATCTTCAGAATCCGTATTGAAAAACTACTTAGGTGGGGATCGCGGGGCGCAAAAAGTCGCAGTTCCTTCTACGACGCAATAGAGTAAAGAATGGTAATACTGCGAGGTTCTAGGACACTGGCAGGTTGCATAAGGACATTCGGTTCAAATCCACTCTGGTCCCTTCCTAAGTAGTTTATAAAAGCACGGCGTACTCTGAAGGCGTTTGGCGCGTCAGGGATTACAGGTGGTAAGAGGTACAGAACAGGTCATTGACTTGCTTATGAGAAGACTACTTGCCGTGCTTTTATAAACTAATTCTAAAGTTTGGCGCAATCTGAATTGACAGGTACTGAACCGCTGGAACAGAGGCACACAGTCTTGATCGGGCGGAATGGATAAAGTAAATGAAACTCCATTAGTAGAGATAACATTGCTTGTCCCGCCTTTTTTATTCGGACGCGTAGCTCAGAGGCAGAGCATCCGGCTTTTAACCGGAGGGTCGAGATTTCAAAATTCTCCGCGTCTACCAAGATTAGCGCAACGTGAGAGTTGCACTTATATGCGTGAGCTAGCTACCACGATATGAGGAGCGGAGCATGACCGGCCTGCTGATACGTATTTAGTCGAAGGCTATGTGTGCTAGAAATAGGGTAATTCAATTTAGACACTCACGATTGGGAATTGACTCAGTCTGGAATATACGAGAGTATCAGTTTAGCGCTGAATCGGTACGGAAACGGTATTCTGCGACGTAGGCTCCGACTCTGACTCGGATGATGCTTGCGGTGAGTAAAATTTAAAAGGAGGGTTGAGATGGGACAGACTATTCTAGTGTATGACGAGCGGTTCGAGGCAGGGCCTAAGTTTGTTTCGATGTTCGACAAGGTGCCGGAAGAGTGGACCACGGAAGAGATGATGAAGCGTTACGGCATTGGCAAGCATCTCTGCGTCTACGCCGAGAGATTTGTGCCTCAGAACTGCGTCCATCACGGAACAAGATTCAGGAACTACTACTGAGTCGTAAACTACACGTACCGGTCAGGGTTTCTACCCCTCAGTAACCGTAATTGGAGGCGATAGCATCAATGGGGGTTCGAGTCCCTCCGTGTAGGCCAATTCATTAACTATTAAGGTCCTGTAGCTCAATTGGTAGAGCCGGTCGCTCATAACGGCTTGGTTGCAGGTTCGAGTCCTGCCGGGACTACCACTACCAAGGATTTTTATGACAGTAGATTTTTATGTTAATGATCTTGGACATGATAACATGGTCCGAGTTACTTTTTACAATTGTTTTGGTGATAATTTCTGGTATGATATTAAAGCGACATTTGCTCGCGAGCACTATTTCTGGTATCCAGAATCAGAAGGTTACGCAAAGCTATACTTTATCGGAGAAGGCTTTTCCGCTCCGAAATGGGTAAAACAAGGTTGCGGTTGGCGATAGAGGATAATACAATGCTTACGATTAATGGTCTAGAAATCTACAGCATCAAAGATGGCATGGTAAATTATGCCTACGCAGATGGGATGTCTACTTTGCTGCCGTTGTATCAGTCAATAGCGTGGTTCAAGGCGCAAGGCGTTGATATCGTGACTCAAAAAGAGCTTATTGAAATCTTAGGTCTAGACATTGACGAAGATTTCGATGAAGACTTTTGGATCGGTGATTCCGCTTTGATCCAAGTCTGCGCCGGTACGTGGGCCAGATTTAACGATGACTATTGGATTTTCATGATCGATCCAGAATGGAATGAAGAAAATTTAGTTGTAGTGAGCGGTCCTGCTTGGTAATTTTCTGGTTGACAAATCAATCGGATTTGATTATCAACGTGATGTTATTGTAATAAAAGGAGAAAATTTCATGACAGATTTTCGCGTCTTCGCTGCGGCGGTAAAAGAGCGTTTCAACGAGCTTTCGAAGCAGGAACTTTTTGTCGTCAACATTAATGGTGACGATCTTTACGAATTTTATCTAGATGCGTTCCCGGTAGGGACGAACGAGATTTATCGTACACGTCGCGAGTTTGATTGCAGCGCGGATAAGAACTTTATCCGCAACATCGGTAACGTAGTTGCTATCGTAAACGATGGTAACAAGTCGTTCTCGCTCGCCACGGTTTGGGACGTAGCAGCGGATGAGCCTTTTAATACCGTGGCTCAAAAGCTTGCTGAATTGGTTCGGAATGCTTCGGTCAAGACTTTGTTCCGTACCAAAGAAACCAACTATGGCGCTGAACTTATCCGCGAATTGCTGGATAATGGTACTACGCATCCGTGGTATAATCTCAACGCTAAGGTCGATCCCAAGCATCGCACCGATAAGCCGGAAGAGATTCGCGGAACAAAGAACACCTTTGCTCAGGTCTTTAAGCGTGGCCTTGAAGAGCTTACAGCTTCGGCGGTTGAAACTGTAACCGATCTTATCGCCAGTGATTCAATTTATCGTGGCGCTGAGCATAAGGTTGCAGTCACTGAATTCTCAAAGCTTCAGAAGGAATATCTGCTGCTTAATTCAGATGAGGCTAGAAACCTTTTCATTTGGGCCAATATTGATAGCAGGGCGGCAGGTTTCCGCAACACTGCAATTGGTACTCTGGTGGAGGATTTGTCTAAGGGCGTTGATCTTGATCGCGCCGTTGGCTCGTTTGAGGCTAAGGTTGCGCCGTCTAACTACAAGCGATCTAAGTCTCTCATCACGCCTGCCATGATTAAGGACGCGATGAAGACGATCACTGGTCTTGGACTGGAAACAGCATTGGAGCGTCGTTTCGCTGTGATTTCTGACGTATCGGTCAATAATGTTTTGTTCGTTGACAATTCTGTCAAGGGCAAGATGAAGGGTGGGATCGAATCACTGCTGATGGAGCAAGCCGTGACTAAGGCTCCTGATGTGAAAAAAGCGGAGAACATCACTATCGATGATTTCCTTGCCAACGTTGTTCCAAAGGCTTCATCGATTGATGTCATGGTCAAGAACACTATGGCGGCAAATTTCATGAGCCTTACCGCGCCGGTTCACGATGAGGTTGAGCGTCTGTTCAAGTGGGATAATAATTTCGCTTGGAGCTATGACGGCAATATCACTGACTCTGAAATCAAGGAGAAGGTGGCTCGTGCCGGTGGTAACGTTACGAACGCTGCGTTGCGTATCAGCTTGGCTTGGTATAACACTGATGATCTTGATCTTCATGTCTTTACGCCGCGCCGTAACCATATCTATTTTGGTAATCCTGAAGGCGCTCTTGACGTGGATATGAATGCTTACGGTCGCATCGTTCGCAATCCGGTGGAGAACGTTAGCTTCACGCCGCGTAATCTTGAAGATGGCGTTTATAAGGTCGTGGTGAATAACTACAATCGCCGCGAATCCGTTGACGTTGGTTTCGTTATCGAGGTGGAAAATTCAGGAGTTGTTAATTCATATTCCTATCGTTTCCCTGTAGATCATAAAGAGGATATCAAAGTCGTTGACATTACTATTAAAAATGGTATTGTCTCAGATATTAAGGTTTATCCTAAGATCGACGGGACGGCTCTGTCTAAGGAGAAGTGGGGCGTTAAAACCGAAACTCTTGTACCGGTAGAAACGCTTATTCTCAGCCCCAACTATTGGGATGACAATGCATCTGGTAACAAGCACTGGTTCTTCATTCTGAAGGATTGTGTTAATCCAGAGCCGACGCGAGGGATTTATAACGAATTCTTGCGCGGCGATCTTGACAAGCATAGGAAGGTATTTGAAATTCTTGGTGACAAGACAAAGTGCCAGCCTAGCGATAACCAGCTTAGCGGAATTGGTTTCAGTTCCACAAAGAGAGAACAGCTAATTGCCGTGGTTAAAGGCGAGAAGCTGAACAAAGTTTACAACATCAACTTCTAAAAGGAGAAAAACATATGAGCGACACTAACATTTTTGAACAGGCGACACGTGCCAGCCTTCGATTTAAAACGGATCGTGGCGAACTTACCACGGAACAGGTTTGGGACCTCATGCTCACAAGCCTTGACTCACTGGCACGCGGCGTCAACAAGGAACTGAAGGACGTTTCGGAAGAAAGCTTCATTCCAAAGGCAAAGAGCGCGGCTCAGACAAAGCATCAGAAGCTTCTCGAACTTCGACTCGAAATCCTGAAGCATATCATCGCTGTCAAGATCGAAGAAGCCGACGCCAAGGAAGCAGCTGCGGTTAAGGCTGCTAAGCGAACGAAGATTCTTGAAGCTCTGGCTGAAAAGGATGATGACGCGCTGAAGGGCAAGACGAGAGAAGAACTTCTCAAGGAATATGACGAGCTTTGATTGCCAATTCAGAGCTAGCGGTTTACATGGTTTCCGGGGGCGCTGTTGCCCTCGGATTTCTTTTATGTGTGCATCAAACTCTGCGTCTAAGAGCGGTACGTGACGCAACGATAGTAGGAAAGGAAGATGGAATGACAAGACTGGCATACGATAGCGTTTGGGAAATGATGTTCGAAGGTGATCCAGAAAAGATCGCGGATTACAACGAACTGAGTCGCTTGGCATTGAAGTACAGAGATGAAGTTCAGCTACACTTCGGTACGGAAGAGGAATTCAAATACCTCAAGGAACTGAAGTTGCAGGAGTTGGAACGCCAAGGCGTTGAAGTAATCAGAGATTGAGAATCAAAAGGCCTTCAGGATTAGTTTCTGAAGGCCTTTTTCTTTTGTAAATCTTTTTAGATTTTAGGATTTTAATCCTAAATTGTGGCTGCTCCAATTCACGCGCCATCGGGTTACGTGGCGCTGGAGGTTTCTGCTTCGGCTTGCTCATTTTTAAGTTTCTCCCTTGCTAAACGTTTCTGCTCCATCTCAGCCTGAATCGCTCTTTCGACCATATCTTTTTTTACTTGGGAAGAAGGCGAAGAGCCTGATCCATGTAATTTTTGCGTTCCTAATTTTCTCTGTCTGCCTCTGGCCCACTCTAAATATTGACTGGTACTATCAACCATGTCGTCATTCTTACCATAAGGGAAGGCCATTAGCTCACGTTCGTATTCTGCGAGCCATGTTGCAGCTTCAGGAAGATAGACCATACCTGATTCTATGGTTGGGGCTACTGCATCGAACCTGAATTCCTTAGAGTTATTATCTGTGCTGATAGGAATGATCGGGATATTGGTTTTTCCTTGGCGCACTTGAATGTACTGTGTTCCAGAACCTTTATCTTCGATCAGAATGCATGACACGTTCCAGCGCTGCGCCGTCTCATCAACTAGCTTGCACATTTCGGGGAATTCAACTTTAGCTCTGATGCAATCTAAGAGATAATGCAAGCCGAATTCAGTCTCTAACCAAACCGTAATAGCGGTAAAGTCGTGACGCTCTTGAGCCTTCTGCGCCGTATCGACTGACATAGTGATACGACGTGTTTTGATTTCAGGATTTTTCCTTACATCGCCTTTATAACGATTGAACCACGAAGATTTTAAGAGAACGCCTTCAGCGTCTACCGGAACGCCTTGCATCATAGAGCCCCACATTGCTCCTGTGAGCGTGGCGCGCTTGTTTAGGTAATCCTGATGGTAAAAGTCCCACAACGGCATGTCAGGCTCTGTGCGGCCCATAGGATCGTCTTCATCACCAAGCTCCGACAATGCTTTCAGGTTGATGATTTCGTAAGGGATAATATTTCCCTTTTTACCTTCAGTCTCAAGCCTGCCGATCATGTCGTCAGAGTTATAACGCGTGTTGACTAGAACGATTGGGGCGCGGGGCAGAAGTCGGGTCTGAAAGTCTGACAGGAACCATGAATAAGCATCATCTCTGACTTTAGGATTCTGTGCCTCAAGATAGCTTGCATACAAGTCATCGATGCAGCCAATATTCGCTCTGATACCCATGATACCAGCGCCGACGCCACGAGCCACATATTCAGATTTGTTCGTCAATGCCCAACGATCACCGGCTCTCATGTCAGATTGAAGTGCGACCTCGCCAAACACTTCCTTAAATGCTTCGCTGTTTACATATGCCTTAGTCTTTTTACCAAGTTCGCTTGTTGCGAATGATGCGGCATAACTGGCCTGTAACCATTTAGTCTTTCTGCGGCCCATGCACCAAACAGCAAAGCGACGGGAAGAGTATTCGCTCTTACCGCCGCCAGCCGGAACGCTGAGTGCTAGTCTAGGGATCGTGCCGTTTTCTACCAGTTCAAGTTTTTCGCAAATGAAATGATGGTGAGGCGCGGGTGGCTCATCCATATTCAGATACTCAGCGAAACAAGAATAGCTATTAAAACTTGCGCTTCTCAGCTTCTCTTTGTATTCGTTTTCGTAATGCTCTAAAACATCTTGAACCGCTGCATATTGGTTCTCAGGTATCGCGGTCTTCGTCAGACTCAAAATTGCTGATGACAAGTGTGTCGGGATCGGGGATTTCAATCGCAAATGGTCTTGAAGAACTTCCTCCATCCTGCGAAGATTCGTGATTGATGACCTGTATACTAATCGGTCGTTCCATGTTAGGGTATTTGTCATTTGAAGGCAACATCTTATTGTTATTGTTATTTGGTGCCGGGTCTGGCTGAACTTTGTTTAATTCCGCCATGTCTTTTAAGATAACAGTGCCCATTTTTAGGTCATCCATTTCTATAGCTTTGTTTAGGAGCTTGACATATTCACGATTGATCCAATCAAGATCGATTTCTTGGCTGTCGCTCTTTCTAATAGGAAGAGGGGGAGCGGTTGAAAGAGCTTCCTTTTCTGCTGTTTTCATTTTTAATTCTTGAATTCTGGTTTGAATTTCAGGACTATTAGCAAGTTTGGAAGCATTAGCGGCTGCTGCTGCGTTTTTACAAGTAAAGCCAGCCGCTTTATAAGCCGCCAGCTGAGTATAACCATTCGCCAAATAGTTGGCGTACATTTCTTGTTTTTGGGAACTAAGTCTTGGCATTTGAGATATACTTAATTAGATCGTTCATTACTAGATAGTTACCATAGGCATTGATACTATCAATTATATTTCTGTATAGTTCTACTACTTTAAAACTTTGATCGTCTATTACTTTACTTAGTTCAGGTGTTCTGACATGATATGCCAATAGTAGATCGTAAGCTTCTGTGTGATGCTTGGACGCATGCGCAATATCTGCGACAAGTTCTTTAAGCTTTGCGTGATGTTCTTTAGGAAATACAGAAACATTATAAATGAACATTAGTCAGCAAGCTCGCCAATGAGAGTAAAGGGCTTTTGTAACTGATAACCAAGGGCGCAGAAACCATAGAAACTGATAAGTGCTGCTTCGGCCCTGCCATCATCCATCTTGCGCTTCCAAGCCGTGGCGCATTTAGGAAAGTATTGACTAGCTCTGTATCGAGCCGCATCTTTTTCAGCCGGAATTTTAAGCTGACTTTTCCAAAGTGCGGGACGTACCTGAGAAACAGGGATTTTCAAACCACCACAAGCTCCTAGGATAGTTCCGAAAGCTCTTCCGAATGTAAATGAGGAAACCACGCCTTCACCGGGTCTTGCTGAGACTTCCTCAATGTACAGGTGCATAATGCGATCATCATCTAGGATGTTGCCAATACCTACGTGGTCCATTACGGTCTTTTTCTTTTGACCTGTCTTGATCTCGAACGTTGGCATGTCAAAGATTTCAATGGTGTGCTCAACCGGATCAAGTTTGGCAAATGCGCCTTTCGCACCCGGATCAGCGCCTACAATTATTCCTGCCATATTTCATCAACTTCTTTTTGGCCGCGCTTTTGTGCGTCTATCGCATCTTCAATGTTTTTCTCGTAAGAATAATGGCTAAATTTGCCATTGACTTTTACTTTGACCATATATAGGTTACGCGGCTTGTGAAAATACACACCTATGATTGGCGTTTCTTTTATGTCGTCTTCGCTGGTATTAAGGGCTGAAGCTTCGGTGTATGAAGCGTAAAGATTATAAAGTTTAAGCTGTTTCTCAGCCCATTTCTCAGCTATATATTTATTCTTGAAGCTCGATCCACGGTAGAAATATGGATGGTGCCACACTTTGACTTGCCACATGTCATCTCGATAAGGAGCGATCAGGTAATTGCCTAACCTTTCCTTGGTCGTAGATTCAGCGACCATGTTTTCTTTATGCGTGTCGTACAAATCACCGCTTAGCGCAGCGATAGGTTCTTTTGGCCAATCTCCGTAGCAGAGAAGCCAAGCAATATGAGGGACTTCTAGAAGCACGCCTTTGAACCGGCAAACATACCTGCCGGGATAGTACATATTGAGGCGCTTGCAGACCTTCCATTGATCCTTGAAAACTCTGTAAACCCTACCTGTATCCTCATCGTACTTGAATTTTTCTTTTACCTGTTTTTTATCGATAGTAGGATATAGGTCAAGATATTTATCAAAGTCTCTAACTACTGGTTTGTTCGCCATCCGTCTTTTTCACTTTTTTCTTTTTTGTAACGACAAGCTCAGTAATTTGATTTTCTAAAAATTCAACTTTTAGATAAAGTTCTTCGACACACTTTTTCAGTGTTTCGAGGTTTCTCCGATCCATCTTAATTTTATTTTCTAAATTTTCAATTTCTTCGGAGTAGTTCATTTAATTATAATTCCGCCATCCGTGGGCATAAGGTTCAAACGCTTCATCGATCTTATCCATCAATTCGTCGGACCAGAAATCACCGGCTGGTGTCAGAGACATTCCTTGCTCAGTAACGATCCATTCCCATCCAAACTTCTGCGCCGTGATGCGGGCGTCAATCAAATCAGTGATCTTGTTTATGATCGCGTCTCTATCTTCATAATGTAGTAGTTTAGAGTTTAAATTATCTCTTAGTTTCCACTGTTCAACTTTGATATTTTTTACTTCAATGCTGTGTTCGTTCTCTAGTTCGTTAATTTCATTTAATAGTTTAACGTGCGCTACTTCGTACTCTTTAAGTTTTAGTTCTACTTCGGTAATTTCACTTAATAGTTTTAAGTTTAATGCTCTATAATTCTCTTTTAAAGTTTCTACGTTCAATACGTCAATATTTAATTCGTTTACGGTTTGTTCTAGTTCAGAATTTACACTTCTAAGTTCAGCGTTCTCAGCTTCTAATTTCTCGTTTAATACTGCTAGTGCTAAGTTCTCGTCCATACTTTGCTACTTCCTATTTCTCACTGACTATTCAGGACGCGCCGCATCGAAGGGACCGCGATTTTGATAATGTATACTTCAGAGTTAATAATTCAAAATTTAAATATCATAATATCATAGCTTTTCGAGTTTGTCAAGCTTTTTATTCATTTCATATAAAAGATGGTGATTTTCTTGGTTCACTATCTTCATTTCCGCTATCTGACCTAGCATCACCAAGACCATGGCCCATATTGAAAGCAGGAGGACGTCTTTAAGCATTTTCACTTTCTTTCGTTACCGGCATGAATCCTTGAACCTTTAGAAAACTTCCTCTCGGGCCGAAGTCAAAGGTAGCTAATCCCTTATTTACAAGGGACCAGCCACAACGATTTCGCTGTGATCGGCCAAAGGTGACACGATGCATCACAAAGCCTTCACGCTCCAACTCTTCCAAGAATGCGATTTCACCTTTAGTGAGTTTCATCAAGGTTTGTATTCCTCGCAAATGTAATCAATATCGACGCCGACAGTTTTGTGATGATCGCGGATGTAACCTTCAGCAAAATCTAAACACTGAGACATAGATTCGGTTGGAAGTAATGAGGCTGATCGGTTAGGATCGGGCTCACCATTTACGAGCCAAATTAGCGTTAGGTAAACTATCAATACATTTCTCCCTTGACGTAGCAGCCTGATTGTACGATCACTTTAGCTGGATTGTCATAATTCTTATAGATGTACTCTTCTTGGTGCTTGCACTGCTCCAACGTGTCAGTGGTGTAGGTATAAAGCTTGGCAGGCTCGCCAGTGATACTAGCAATAATGATTAATAGGATGTACATAATATTTTCCTTTAAATGGTGTATGGCACCCTGTCGCGGAAGCCGTTTTCTGATTTACATTGATTGATATAAGCATACACTTTATTAAATCTTTCGAAGGAAACATCCTCCAAACTAGGATCATACCTAAGAGCCGCGTCAATCAGTTCAATATTCTCAGCCGCAAATTCATCTCTGCCGCAGAGGCAATCGGGGATGCGGGCGTTATCAATCGCGATACGCGGCACGCCCAATGCTTCACAAATCTCAAGGATTGTGGACTTGTAAAGGGTCTGGATCGGCTGAAGCGAAACGGCGGTGCTAAGCAGGCTGTACTTACCAAGCGCTTTCTCAGTCGCGTTCATGGTGCCCACGGTCCAGCAATTGAATTTCTTTGCTTCTTCGTGTAGTCTGGCCCAACGGTTTTCATCGTTGTAACGCTCTAGGTAATAAGGAACAGCTAAGGTTGAATAATTATCGTGGAGCCACGGTAAAATTCGACACGCGAACCAGCCAAGAAATGGTACTTGTTTAACGAAATTTATGCCGTATACCTTATGAGAAATTCCGAGTCGCTCCGCAGCTTTGTAGCAAAGGATATATGCAACGATGCTATCAGTCCCGCTCAGCCCTATCATGAAGCCGGGAACCGGGGTTTGGGAGCGTTCCATCTTATAGACCAAGCGATCCACGAGGGCGTCAAATTTGGGGTGAATCATTGACTATCATCCCAAACGTAATTACCAATCTCTTCGGAATAGGTGCCAGCGAGATAAACTGTAGCAGTCACCAAGAGGACCAAAACTATAAATGTTCTAAACATGCTATTTCCTCACTCATCATTTAAACTAATTTTAGCTTTTTCAAACGCATCTTTGACAACCTCTTCGGCTTGTGCCCAAGACATACCTGAACCGGGGCTAAAAATACGATAGCCAGTAACAAGAAGTTGATATAGCGTCTCCGAATTCAAACTATCGCAAGCATTGAAGACGGATTCTCTAATAAGCGTTTCGCGCCACTCTTCTTTCCGCCTGTGCGTCATTATTCCAACCCCTCCACACTTGATTTAACGCCGCGCTCGAATCGTTGCTGCGCCGCATAAGAATAATAACCTACCTTGCCGCAACCTTTACACTTATAGCGGTGCGTGTCAATATCTTCGTTCAGCGAAATGCTTTCCCAATCTTCAACAACTTCCCAATCGCCATCATCGTTGCGGAAGCCGTGTTTGACACGTCTAGTGGTGTAATGATCACAACTCACTCAAGAATCTCCTTGATCAACGTGACACGAACCAGTCGAGCTTTCATCTCAGGATCGTCAGGGAACAGAGATAGGAAAAGCTTCATGGTTTTACGTGCCGCCTTCACCGTATCTCCGATACTAGCACCAGAATTCCAAACCTTCCATTTGCGCTCGCCGGTATGAGGGTTCTTGTAATAACCTTCAATGGCGTAATACGTTTCAGTCTCTATCACTTCTGCCATTAAATCTTCTCCCTCATATCTTCCATCACCGACATAGCGGCTTGGGCATGGCTCAACTGCTTCAATATGTCTAGAATAGCTTCGCGCTTCTTCAGTATCCGCCGTTCAAAATAATCAACTGCATCAGCTTTCGTAGCAATGGTGCATTCATCCATGACAGTGGTATGGCCTACCGTGTTGTTCTTCATATCATCGAAACCGAGAATGGTTACGCGATGGTAAGGCTTGCCCTCATAATCACCATCAGGCTCAATCTCTACGATCTTGCCATGAATGTCCCATCCGCCCATGTAGCGATCCGCGATCCAATGGACATACACACCTTCTTGAATATCTTCAAACTTCATCGTCATTTAATTTCTTCTCCTCATCACCACGTCGTGCCGACTTCTACGAAAGAGGTGTGACGTTCCATCAGTTCCTTGATTCCTTCAACCAACATCACTGCGTCACTCTCAGTGGGGCAGTTGTAGGGGAAGCCGTTGAGGATAACGTTAAACACTTCCGAACCGTCTGTCAAAGTCTCTGACACGATCCACAGCACGAGATTATCTTTGCCACCCATTTTGAAACTCTCCCTTCTAATCTGAATCACTTTATCTGCACTCTTAATAGCATAATGATTTAGTCATGGCAAGCCCCCCTAACGGGGGCGACCATTAGGCATAGGATTATTTATCGGGAGACCATCGTTCCGTTTGACGCAAGGTTGACATTAGACATTATTTTATTCGGAGCATTTGCTGACCTGTGTCACAACGTCCCTCCATTTTTAATGGAAGGACGTTAACGCCCTCGCTCCGCTACCGCTATTCTGTGTGTCACACCGGGTTCGAAAAACGTTCCATTACTTCTAAGTTTAATAGCCTTTTCTTTTTCTAAAAATTCTTGTCAAAGTTCTTGGGAAAGTGTAGGAGTTAACTCGATTGTTGTCTTATATTATTTAATAAAAACAATAAGATAAGTAAGTTAATAATATAAAATAGAGAGTCAAAGTAAGAGTAATTGAGAAAAACAGAAAAAACACAGTCAGAAAAATATCAAAAATTTTCACACATTGCAAAATGCCCTGTTTTCAAATCTCTCAATAATCCTTACTTTTACGCTTATTTTCACATAGTATCTTATTGAAATCATTAGGAAAATGTACTTAAAAATCGAGTTAACAACAACGCTTTCCCAAGAATGTTGAATCGCCAGAAAAATGCTGCTAGCGTTAACTCAAGGCTTGACAAATCGATTTAAGTGTGTTAAGCTTCGTTTTTAATTATGAAATTAAGAGTAATACCATGACAAGAATTAAGCACGAATTACGCTGTGTCGCGCCGGGATGTGGCAACATTTTCCTTGCCTCCAAACTCAACAAAGAGACTTGCAGCACCAAGTGTCACATGCGACTCAAGCGTCACAGGACCGAGCCGCGCGCCACAAAATCAGTCTGCCTCTTCCCAAAATGTCAAGAAGTAATTTCGACAAAGACGGCGCGTGGCAGGCCTAAACTATATTGTTGCGACGACCACATGAAGCGTCATTACTACAATAAGAATTTTGGCATGTCTCACGAAGATAGAGACGCGATTTGCCCCAATCCCTATTGTGACGTGAAAAATTTCGTCAAGCATCACGGAAGGCAAATTTATTGCACCGATGATTGCAGGAAAGAACACGCCAAGATCAAAAATCTCCCCTCCACGACGGAAGAGCCAAAAAAGCTTCCTCATCTCATGCTATGCAATTATTGTGGCACTGAGTATAGATCGGCCCGCACCTCGTCTCAGTTCTGCGGCACGTCTTGCCGCGTCATGTTCTACAATCAAAATAGAATGGCTGAGTGGGTCCATAAGAGGCGGACCTATGCCGAAGAAGATTATATGGAAGACATTTTAGATGGAGAAGTCTATATCGAATGTGAATTCAATGACGTGGATTTTTCCGGCAAGAGTATGTCAAAGGTGAAATTCATTAATTGCGTCATTAATAATTGCTGCTTCGATAAGACCTTCTTCGACGGTGTTGAACTGATTGATACTGATTTCGAAGGTCATAACACTTTTAAAGGCGCGATGATTCGCTTCACCAAGTTCCCCGGTCTAGTTGAAGAAATCCTTGACCTCAGAGGGGCTATCACGTCTACCTTGAAACGCCGCGCCGTGTTAGCCATGCATCGAGACAAATTAGAAGCAAGAAAGATGAGCTATTATGAATAAGTATCAAGTCCTATGCGGTAACGAATACCTTAAAACGGGGCAGGTGGTCCAGCCCCATACCATCACGAACCGTGGCGCGTTTATCGTTGATTGTGACATTGTTGTCACAATGAGGAGCTTAAGACTATTAAGCGAAGGCGATAAATTATGGTCCGTGAGCCAATGTTTGACCGAGTTTTATAGTAATTGGAATCTTAGATCACTCCTAGACTATGCCAAGTACAGCACCATAGATGGCGAAGACTTGACCAGAACTCGTCAACACGATGTGAGGATGAAAGGTGTAATCTATAATAATTGTAACCTGAATGATGTATCGTTCCACGGCGGAACATTGAACAAAGTCGTGTTTCTCAACTGCGACATTGATATTCTTGACCTGAGACATGCCGCCCTTATCGATGTCCTGTTCCTACATTGCAACAAGACTTATGGCATTAAATTAGACAACGTAAAACCGAGGCGGGTCATCTTTAAAAAGACCAGCCACCCTAAAGATTTAAAAAGTTTAGGTTTTACCATGGTAAAAAATGAGTCACAAGATTATTTCTGGCTCAAGAAGGAATACCGATAATACCAAAACCCGTTCAGCACAACCACATCACTGATACAGCCGCCCATCTCATCCACCGTTCTATAGAACCGATCTATCTCGGCGGCATAGAAGAGTGGATAGGTGCGGCACCAGTTCCGGTTCAAGGTGAGGCTGACACTGACACGGTTATTCCTCTCATTGGCTCGAATCAGTGTGAACCTTGCGCCATGTCTCATCACTTATTTCCTCTGGCATACTCATCCCTTGTGACGCAGCGGGTATACATTCCTGTATTCTTGCCTTGCTCCATCAGTGTCTTATTCAACTCGGCGCTAAGTGTCAAACACTGCGCCATCGAGTCAAGCTCTACGTGGTGCACCTCGTGGGCCGGGTCCATCCCAAGAAACGAGACGAAGACGAGATAAGCCCCAATCATGTTAAGCATTGTGTTACTCCTTCTCAAACATAAAGGCGATGCGGGGATAAGCCTCGTCATGAATTTCAGCCACGAAATATCTAAACGTGAATCTTACCCCGTCCTTTAAGATAACGACCTTTTTAATAAATTCCATTTCATCCGTATCGATAGATTCCCTATCGACATGGAGATTTAGGTTGTTATAGTATTGTGTCATATCGTTCAGCCTGAAACGGCCCAAGGCTTCCTCGATATAGAACAAGACAGGCGCGACATATCCCAGCCGATGCTTTTGTCTGAAGTTCTTTTCCTTATTAGCTTCGTACCATTCCGACGTGACGTGGTCTAAATTGATAACTAGGCTCATATCTATTCCTCCACATATCCATAACGAGACATGGTTTGGTCCGTTTCGATCCAAGTAAAGGCATGAACCGATTTGGCGAAGCTGATCGGCACCCTGATCCAGAATATCAAGGCGTAGCGCTTCTCCACCATGTAAGTCTCATCACGGCGCATCGTAACTCTGTATCTGCTCATTTACTTAATCCTCCCCGTTGTGAAATACTCCAATTCATTAGCGATTTGCAACAGGTGAGCCGCGTTATACAACTGCTCCCCACCACTCTGAACATCGTGGTCCGCGACATATCGTAACGCTTCTATCGCCCTGCCGAGACAATCATTGGGCCACTTAAACGATTCGATATGGCGTGCCGCAGCTTCCAAGCCCTTCTCAATCCCAGCTTCATACGCGGCCCAATCAGACAGACCATGACACGATAACGTCGAATATGTCACGTCAAGGTTGCGAATCTATTACCCTGATTGTTTCCAATGTCAATCCTCCTTATCTAGCAATGTACCACCTATAGGTGGTTCCGTGTTCCTTATCTTGAGACAGAGATTGAAACCCTGCCTCGTCAATGTTTCTAGATCGGCGGCGCGGTTCGGATTTCTATCCCCCGCCGCAGCGGCGATTCTGCCGAACAAGCTCTGACAATCTCCTAGCGCGATAAGGAGTTGCTTCCTAGTGTATTTCATCGTGACGGCCTCCACGCCTCAATAGCTTCGCGCCAACGGTTAACCTCATTCATAAGGTCAAGCATGGGCGACACGGTAGAGACGATGTCCACGTTAGCGATATGATCGGCAAAGACATGGATGCGAAACGTTGTACCATCTCGGTTCATCATGGCCGTGCCATAAAAATTTTTGTGACGGTTCAGATGCTCGAAATACTGATGCACGTTAAGTGAATAAGTCGATCCATTACTGAGAGACATGACGTTCTCCTATGTTGAGGAATAATGTTTTTCTATTATCTTTTCTTACATCCAAATTAAAACAAAGTCAACATTAAAAACGCTTCATCGCGTAACTAATCATTCCAGCCATGGAATGCCTGCCACGGTCATAATCATCTAGTATAGGAATGGTTCTCATCTCATCCATGAGTCTGACCACGTCGGCCCGACTCAGATTATTCTCCTCGATAATCTTAATCACACGTTTCGCCGTGACATACTTACCGATATTGAAAGGTTCCGAGGAATATATGCTGCAAACGTCGTCTCTAATTTTTTCAATAATTTTAATCACGTCAAACCCCCAAAATTTCTTTACGCGCCGCGAGATAGCCCCCGACATAGCTGGCTCTATACTTCGCGAAAATGATTTGAGCATCATCAGGACCAGCCAAGTGGACCAAGTCACTTAACATGTCTCCATGTCGTTCCCTTAATTCATCCATCTTAGGCACGAACACTGTGTCAAAGTCACGACCAATTTCTTCCAACGATTTCATCTCAGCTCTCCCCCGGCAAACGTTGTTCCGCAATCCTAATAATATCTTTGGCATAATCCATGATCCGCACCGCGTCATAGATAATATCCTGAGCCCAATTACGATCAGACATATTCTCGGCCAAAGCAGCGATGAGGTCAGCCATTGGATCAATCGATTCTCTCATACCTTATTACCCTTCTCCACGTTACAGGTGAAACACATGGTTTGGTAGTTATCCATATGATTAGCTCCACCCTTCGACTTAGGAATGATATGATCCTTCGTGATCATAACCTCTTCCCCGTCACTATTCATGCCGTAAAGATTAAAGTGAAAACCTTTCGACATAGGAGTAATGCTGCCATCCGGCCTGCGTTTCACAGTCCGTTCCATGGCGTAATACAGACCAGCCGTGCCACAACTGACGCAGCACCTATTCTTGGCAAAAAGCTTATATCTGTCACTACCAGTTTTCACTGTTGCGCCATCTAGCACAACTTTTTTATCGGGGTTGTCATAGGCAATCAGTGAAGTGACATGCTCAACACTATATGTCCCGCGCCGTTCATACATTCTCAGGAACCTTTACATTATTTAAAAATTTGGAAAACATCTCGGTACGAATTTGATCCAAAGGTTTAAAGTTCAAATGATTATAACTAGCAAAAGGATTTTTACCAATCTCCGCAAGGCTGAGATAGATATGACCCATATGCACCCCACCAGTACCCGGATTGATCGCATTAATGGTGTAGATTTTATTTATTACCGGAACGTCAGCACCAGTCTTCCTAGCTATATCATATGTCTCTTCGTCAAAATGTTTGACATATACCACTTTCTGACCCACCACAAATTTACAATCCATGACACTTAATCCTCTATCTTAACCGTGACAGCTTTTTCTGTAGCGCTGTAGAACCTAATCCCGCCGATATCAATCAGGCCATCGATCAGATTATCAACGACTGTAACAGCCATTTCCCTCGTGTCACAAACTTCGTGACACATCGCGCCGCTGCTTTCACGCCACGTAACGATGTAAACCATACTACTTCCGCCTCCCGTCAAAACCCATTTCCTGAGCCCAACGAACCACGACGTAATGAAATCCGCGATGCAGGCTGTCAACAGCTGGTTGCATATTAGCCTTCTCCTTATCAGAGAGGTCGCGCCACGCATCATCGAAGTGCCTCGACGGGTCACAAACGTTTTGGTTCCGAAGATTGTGAAGGTCCAACTTGTCAAGCAGGGATTGGTACTCAGCCTCAGTGATTACGTATTGTCTCGCCATTACATTACTTCTCCCAATACGGCTTCAGCAGATTACCGGCACTATCCAGAACGTCACGAAGATCATAGAGCTTGTCAATAATCGGCTGAGCCTCTTCTTTCATCCTAATTTCGAGTCGGCGCTGCACCTCGGCCTCAATGTCTTTATAATTTTCTCTGATCTCACTCTCAAGACTTTTATAAACATCCTGAAAATAATTTTCAACAATGTCGAACCGAAGCTCTACCCCGTTAACAGTCACTTTAGCAGTGAGGCTTTTGTTATTTACCCAATCAGGAGTATTGCCGATAGCTTCAGCCGCGTCATTGTCACACAGCATCCAATGGTTAATGATCTTATCCCGATCATCAAGGCTAAATTTAAGCTCTTTCGCCATGTTACTTCTCTCCCGTACTGTACGATGTTTCATTGAAGAACTTTGTACAACCTAAATCACTTAGTGTCAATCACTATCTGTTTCGATCCAATGCGTAGCCTCGCCATAAATCGAATTCATCGTTTCGCATTGCTTCTCGGCCCACGCCTCCCGATCCACAGTGGCATGAAATTCATAGTTGACGATTTCCTGCCTCCCTGACGGGAGAGTATATCGCCCCGCCATCACAGGAATATCGCCCCAGCACAGATAATATTTGATGTTGAAGTTCAATGTTTCATCCCCGCTTCTAACTCATCCGCCAGCGGTTGGAGCACTTTGTCCCAAATCTCTTCACCAATCTTATTGGCGATATAATCCGACACAACGTCATGGCCATCATTGCCATAGATCATGCGGAACCAGCACACATATTGATTCTTATCGTTCATGACATAGACCACATCTTCATCCGTGCTAAACATCGCGGCGAGGATAGCTACCTTATCACCAGAGTTATCGATGGCAAGCGCTCCACCATCATCGATGGTAACGAGATAGCCGCGATCCAAAATTGCTTGGATCAGCGCGTCAGCCATTTTGCCTTCGACCCGGATACGCTCAGCCGTACCATTATCGCCACGTTTCGTTGCTTCGCGTGCCGCTTTGTTGAATGGGTTAACTGACTTAGCCATGTCGTTCTCCTTTTAATCAGTGACTATATCTTTTCTTACATCTGTTTCAAGACAATGTCAAGCCCCACTCCTATCCATTTCTTTCCACCAAAGCGGATAGCCATTATATTCACTCATATCGATTTCAAGAAGATCGATGTACCACGAATAACTGGACGAACTGCCAGTGACGCGGCCAAAATCTCTGGTTGAATATCGATTCACGCCCATTTGATCCTCGATAGTCTCATAGATAGTGCCTTCGTTATGAATTTGAATTATTGTAACCATGGTCCCGTTAAGGAGTTTATAGCTCTGACCCAACTTGAACGGAGAGGGTAAGAGACAGGCAGAAAGAAAATTACGAAGATCGCTCCTCGCCTTCTTCACCGTGGCGTGGTTATGATCGAAAAGAGTGTGAAGCTTGACCAAATCATTACTCAATTCAGCAAATCTCGACTTCTGTTCCTCAATGTTTAGCACGTTGTTCTCCTTATTGTTAGGAACTATGTTTAACAATTCATATCGACTTGAGCCATTTCGGTCATCACTTCGTCCCAGCTTAGAACCGTGTCAACGTTCCAGCCCCGAACCACAAAGCCATTGCTAGGCCCAAGTTCAGCGAGCCGCTTCACGTCTTCTTCTGACTTGACCGCGAAGGTAAGTAAATTGGGATAGCCATCATACATGATTCGAACGGCGTAGAATTTGTCAGTCATTTTACTTTTCCCTTCCAATGTTTGGATGATCCGCGAGCCATTGTGTCCAATGCTCAGGCTTTTCACTGCTGCGATCCGTGACACGATGGCCCGCCGATTCGTAGGCCCGGTTATAGCCCTTGCTATAGAGCCACGGCTTGCGACGGTTGTAACACGCATCGGCGCACATGTCGCACTGCTTGTGATACGCGGAGCGAGGATTGTTATTGGCATAGGCGCTGAGCCAAACCATCTGCTCCGTCTCTTCCACCAATTCATTGTCCGTCATGGCTTTCAGCTTCGTGGCGTATTCGTTAAAATCGGTCATATCAACCCTCCTTAAAATCACTTGAGGACTTATTCTTACATCCACACCATTTCGAAGTCAAGCATCAAGTGTCACAAATTCTTTCCGAAACTCCGACACGTCCCACTTTTGAAGCGGCTTGAACCTAGAAATACGAAACGCCTGTTCCGATTCACCCATAACTCTGTATATAATAAGTGGGTTAGTGATTTCCATCAATTTTATACAAGCATGCCAGCCTAGCTCGCCGGTGTACCATTCAAGAATTTCTCTTACGGTATAGACAATCCCCCTGACGGGGAAGACCACTCCTCTATCCGCAGTCACCAAGGCTCTGCCGCTGTCCCAACCAGAATCATTTATAAGTTTAACGTGTTGACCTATTTGCATCAGTCATAACCTCCTGTCAAGGGATAATAATTTCATCCCTAAGCTCTTCATAGGCCTTTAACGCAGCTTTATAGAGTCGTTCACGTTCAGGCCGTGCCGGTGCATCTGTGTCGCACCAAGCCAAGTCATACAAAGTATCATCTACCTCTGACGCGGCTTGATCCAGCCTCTTAATTTTTTCTATCAACCCACCTAAAGTGATCATGTCAGTTCTCCTTAACAGGACGTGGAATAATACCCTTTTGGATCAATTTGTTCCACGCCATACGTTCATAGACATAGCCGATGACGAAGCCGATACTGAACGTGGCGATGAAGAAAATAGTGACAAAAAGAATTTCCACGTCACAACCCCCACTTTTCCATGACACCAATCATTTAAATCTCCAATTTCCCCATTGAACTTAAAGAGAAGGCCCACGCCGTAGGTCCCTCCCGCATCTCTTTAAACATTTCCGCCGCGATTCTGTCAATATTATCCGGTGTCAATGTTTCACCACAATGACAAATAAGGATGTGACGAATCGTAAATTCTTGTGTCGCGGCGCGGTTATTCTGATCAGCCATTAATTATCCTCCTCGATATTATTTTTATCAAACTTAGGATCGGGACGACGGCCCGGTGCGAATCGTGGATGTGTCACATAATCCGAAACCGGGCCGAAATAGTATTGAGGCACGGCGTTGTTATAATAGACACGGCTGAGCCAGAAACCCATATAGCGAGTCCCAAGCACCAAACCTTTCCGCCGAAGCCTTTTGCAACTTTTGCAATTGCAGAACCTACCACTCATCAGAAGTTCTCCTACAAATCAATCATAATCGTCATAGTCATCGTCAATATCACTAAACATTTCTGTGAATCTGGCGTGCCACTCCCTAACGCTCTGGATATAGCGCTCATCATTCTTCAACTCATCGCTGTAACGCATCGCGATCATCTTGTTAGTGAAAGCGTAATGGCACGCATCGGCTGAGCTTTCGATGTTATAACTCCCAAGAAGCTCACCCTCTGCATTTTTGCGCCCCGGTCCCGTTCCATCATATTCACTGATAGTATTCGTGACGCAATAAAACTCAGGACCGGAACACAGCACGGCGTAGTCGCGGCGAAGAACTTTTGGCTCGCGCAACACGGATTTCGAAGTGATAAGGAAAGAGGAAAGATAACCACTCTGTGTCACGGTCCAGATACGAACCGGTTCCATCTTAGCCTCTTCGATGAGATGGATAATTTCGGCCCGATACTTGATTGAACCGGCAGGTGCGGGAGCATCGCTACGGTCGGCGCGGTACTGAGTCATTTTAAATCTCCTTAATCAGTTGATCTTATGAGTATTTTATTACATCTAAAATTGTCACGTGTCAATCACTTGTTTCAGAATTTAAATCACGGCCCTGAACATAAGCCTCTATAGCTGCATCAACCGCTTTTCTAAGCGCTAAGGCAGAATACCTATAATCAGCTGGAACAGCTGCTTCATAAGCTGCTACGGCGGTGTCATGCACCCTCTGGTTACTCTACCGGATCGTTAATTACTCTCTCACTCATTAATTTTCCTCCTAGGTCACGACTCAGAATTTAAATGATAAGCCCTATTGATCAACATCGAAAGCTGAAAAGCGCTTAGACCAAACATGTGAGCAATTTCAGCCTCAGTTCTACCGAGACGGAGCGCCGCTCTAAAACCTTTCATCCTCGCGTCAAGAAAGTCGGACCACCACGTCATTGATTCTGCTTCTTCACGAGTCATTCTGACACCTCTGCCGTTACGTCTTGACCAATAACGATATCGCCATAACCGTAGATTGCGCTGGTATGAAGTGTGACCTTCTTCATCATAGGATATCTTTCAACCAGTGAAGCAAGGATCACCTCTTTGATTTCCTGAGCCGTTAGTTCAATTTTTAAACGAGCCATTACTGCGCATCCCTCACTTCAACAACGGCGTGCTTGATTTGGACCGCAATCCCTTTGGTCCAATCCACCGTAGCACTAGTGTTACACACTAAGCAAATGACATAAATGAAAATTCCGAATCCTAAAACATTTCTAATCATATAAAACTCCTTAAATTATCACGAGCCAAAGGACGTAAAGAAAAATCCCTAGTGCTAAAACGCTTCCAAGCATAACAATCCCTTCTCTAATATTGATACCAGATCATACCATAATCAATGACATAATCAATCCAGAATTGCTCCATCAGCGGCAAAATCTTGGCCGTTTTCGTCTCGAATTCACTTAGAGCTAGGTCCTTAACCGTTAAAATTTCGGTAAAAGTGATTATGTCACAACGTTCACCTATTTTCAAGGCGTAATTTGAATGATAATTCGGGAGAAGCAGCTGCTCGGAGTGATGCTCAGGACTGAAAAGAGTATCTTCAAGGTCGTAGTTTTTCGTCTCAGAGAGAATGTGCCACAAGATATGCTGAGCCGATTCGATATTTTTTGTCACAGTATCAGGAATTTCCGACACAGTGCCGCCGCATGTCTCACAATATTTCCCGAGTCGAGACGTATCGCAACGGGCGCAGATTCGCCTAACCCCCTTTTCTGTCACGGTGAGCGGGCCGGTGAGACGGAGATAAGGACCGATATAGGTATAAGTGCTATGGCCCATCTCAATACTCCTCCACTTCAATCTCAATCGCTGGCTGATGAGCATTGAATCTTGCCACCAACCTCCAATCATCTTCATCAACATTTTCGAATAGTGTGAAGTATGAATATGTTCCGAACAAGGCTCTAACAATTTCTAGAGCTTTAGTTCTGGCTTGGTCCACATCTGAAGCGTTACAGACAACGTCAAGAACCGGCTTAGTGATGTTGCCTTGGGCACGCAAAATGAATTCTTTCATACCTACTCTCATGTCAAATCTCCTTTGATTTAAGAACAACCCTGTATTGCTTCAACCAGCCATTATCGTTACGCATCTCATTGATTGTAACAATCCTATCTCCATATAGAGCGAAAAGGGTGTCACAGTCTTGATAGCTAGTATCGGTATAATCGAAATAGAGGATTTCACCGTCTACCGGCGTTTCCAAATTGTCGCTCAGTGTGCGTGCCACGTCACGAGCAATGGCGGCGATATGATCCACATCAAATGCATCATTATCTTTCCATGCCCGTAGAATCCGGTACACATCGGCAGGATTGACCACGGCATGTTTCATCTCGCCCCAGCGAGACAGATTGCGATTTGGTGCTACTGGTTCCATATCTTTACAGTCACAGAGTTTTATTGGTGAGTGTGAGAAATTACATCCCGGTTTGTGGTAGCTGTTCGCCATTTCAATCCCTCCTTACCACTGCGCCGTCGATTTGGCGGAAATATGTATTTTGAACCGGAACCCAATCTTCAGGATTATTAAAGGGCCATGAAGAGTGTAGCGTAACTTCGCTAATCATCATGCGTCGGTCGTACATATCTGTAAATGTTGCAGAGATATACTTCTCAGCCGCCTCAAAATTATCGAAATAACCATGGGCACCGGGAAGCATGACGTAACCATACTGATCCACTTCACACACTGCGAAAATTCTCTGAGACATATTAACCTCCTTCAAAACCTCTTTTGATGACTTATTATTACATCAGCATTGTGCCAGTGTCAATGCTTTAAATAATCTTGATACACCTCTGGAAAAACTGGCCAAGATTCTTCTAACGCATTGATTTTACGAGTCAAATATTCAAGGATGATGCGTTTTTCAGAGTTGGCGACATGAGGTTTTCCAAATTCATTAAATTTAAACAGCCGCCTCAGTCGAATATATTCTCTAAAATTTGAATGCATTTCTTCTATTCCGACAGGCCCGAAATACTCCCGCACCGGTTCCGGTTCACGTTCGAAATTTTTAAATTTGGACCAATCAATCATGCTCTACGTCCCTCGTATGTTTAAAATAAAACATGACCCATTTATGCCGGTCCCATGGATCACCGTCATAATCTCCCGTCACATATCCGCACCGGCTATGCCTGACATAGACTTGATCGGTGATAATATTGTAACCGGTAGGGGCGTATCCCATACCAGTATCAGCGATGTACAAAAACTTAAAATTCTTTTTGAATCTGTACCAGAACAGGATTCTTTCTATCATGTCAACCCAAGCCTCTTTCCCATTCTCTTTTTCCACGCCAGATAGACCTCGCGGCCCCTTTGAGTCACTGTGATACGAGTCCTATTGATGGTAGGGTTTCCGCCATGAACATTATTATGACTCTGATACCTTGACAGTGTAACTTCACCATCTCTGATCATTTTCTTAACAACGGTGTCGAGTCCGAAACCGCCTTCGCAGTTCAATGCAGCCTGCCCCGTTCCGCCACGCCTCGTGCCACGATACGAAGACCATGACGGGTAGTCGTCAAAGCCTTCGATCATGAACATTAGCATGTACATCCGCTTCGGCACGAGAGTTCTGATCCTGCTCCACCGGTTCAGAAATTCATCATATTGATTCGGCTTCGTTGTTATGACTTTTCTGAAATAGACCATATCAATCCCTTTCAAAAGCTTGGCGAAACTCATTCCTTACACTAATGAGTGTGTCTACCTCTTCCATCGTGAAGCGAACGATGAGAACTTTGTGAGAAGGAGTATCCTCATCATCAGACGGAACAGGTATCGTAACGCTGAAGTGCTGATTCCTAGGCAGTCCCGGCACGGCATAATCACCCATGCCAAAGCTAGGATCGCCAAGTGCCAACATCTTTTTCGAACCTGTCTTATGTATCACAGCCATTTCGTTTCTCCTTTTTAACAGAATTTATAAATTCCTTGATGCAGTTCCATTAACTCATCCAGCATATTTCGCCGCGCCTGTCGCTCCCATACCGGATGGTTCCAATAAATCTGAGGTGCATCGAGCATCCCTTTGAGGAACTTGGTCCGACCCTCAACGAATTGATCCAGTGACACAAAAGGTTTATATTCTTCCCAAATCTTCTTCCCATTATCTCGATAATTTAAACCGGCAAGGCCGGATAAGTCATAGTCAAGGAAATTTTTGGCCCAATGGGGAAGGGCGTCGTTAGACATGGCACAATGATTCTTTGACGCCTTGATAGCTTCAAATATATGTTCTTCGGCAGGACTGTGATAACCGTCACCGCCAACGCTCTGACTCCAATACACGTCAGCGCTTAGCTCTTCGTTATACCGACAAACGGGGTAGTACACAATGTCGTGGAACAGGATCGCCGTCATAATCGGATCGGTGATCCCATAACCATGATGCATCGCTATAGCGATCAAGTCTTCGATATGATCAATGTTGTGATACTTGCGATGCGGCTCGCTATAAAGATCGATGATCATATCGATGCAATGAGAGAAACCATTCTGTTCCGCGATTTTCTTGATTAGTTCTGACATTCACTGACTCCTCAAATATTTGACCATAGCATCGATCAGTTCATTCTCTTCCGGCGTATTGCTGACATTCTTGCAATCTTGTTCCAATCGATCAGCAACGATATAGACATTTTCGCTACTATACATACTCCCTAGGGCGAAGAACCGCGTGGCGCAGTCGTAGAGCACAGCGCTTTCGAACGTGATAGGATAATTCATTTTGAAACCCTTCTCCCTCCTTATAATTTCTTTTTACTTTTTATTACATCGTGATCAATGTGTCAAGTGATTTTAGCACGCAGCCTTATCATGCCGCAGGATTATGGTTGAGCCTTATCATGCACCAAGGATATTCTCGATTAACAACGACATAGCCTCGACGTTCCAGATAAGGCACAAGCCTATTGTTAAAAATGTTCTCGACATAGAAAATGTGATCCGGTTCGTACCGATCCAAAAATTTAGTCAATGCGCCGCGCCCCGGAACATCAGCCGTTATGTTAGCCAGATCGATGGTGTCGCAATTTTCTATCCGCCACGTCTTCCTGACATAGATATGCAGTCCCGGTTCTTCGATCCAGTAATTAGGCCAAGGACTGGCTAGGAATTTTTCAAACGATAGTTGTCCCATCACCCTCCTCCCTTCTTCCTAACAACACGTACCGGCTTCAACTCGAAACCCAACATCCTATAAGCCATCTGCATCGTCACGCCTTGCGGTCTCCTAGTCTTACCGTCAATGATATGTTTAATCGTGGCTGGTGCCAGCCCTGAACTATTCGCCTTGGCGTGATACGTGCGTTTATCCATGACAAGCGCGGCGCGCAACTCGGAAAGCAGTGGATCAACATCAGGCCTCTTGGGCCGATCCTTGGACCAGAGCACTCTTTTGATTTTGCGGGGTTTGTTAGCCATGTCCATATCACCTGTCTCCGACTTGGTGGCCCAATACGATAACGACGTTTTGCAGCGAATCTATCTTGGTATGAGCGTCTTCCAACTTGGCCAGCAGTTCGTCCCTGACCGAGAGGAGGGCCAAGACCTCAGCCCTAGCATCCCCTAGTTCGTCTCGGACCAATGCTTTACCATTAGCGATATGAGGAGTGACGGTATCGCCCCCGCCCCTCTTGGCCCTAGGCCTTGCCCCGCCAAATTTGTCGTGATACTGCTTCACCCAATATCCAATAGTGCTGGCTGGAAGGCCAAGTTGTTCCGCGTATTTCTCTTGACTCATGTCTGACTCGATCTGAGCCTTGGCATGTCTCATCCTCTCTTCAAAGGGTAGACTGGTTCGTGCCATATTTCAAACTCCTAAGACTCTGGTTACGAGTCCTAGGAGTATAGCAAGACCAAGAGTTATGCAAGCCCCTGCTATTTCAGGTGATCCCTCAGACTGTTACTAGTGGTGTAGAACAACAGAAACCCAATGGCGTAATCTATCCGCGACGTACCATGATTTGCATACGCGGCGATGTCACAGACGGCGAGGACGATCCACGAAACTATCATAGCCATGACAAATATAAAAACTTCTCTTAAAATAGTTTTTAGCACTTCAATTCCCCTCCTACTTCTTCTCCATCAGCCCTTCATCAAGAAAGTCATCATCGATTTCTGCCCCGATATCGGTCAGCACATCAACCATTTCGAGAATCAGCAAGCGGCGAGCGTTGTGCTCTTCAGCGCTGAGACTGTCATCGTGAATCGATTCGCAGCAGTAGCGAAAATCGCTGAGCGTGTTGCGGAACTTACAATAAGACATGTTAGCCATGTTACTCTCCCTTCTCCCAAACCACTTCACCAGTTTCGATCAAGCGGTTCAGCGTGTCAATCGCTTCAGCCCTTGTAATATCCTTCCAAGATTTATGGCTTGGGTAAAAAAGATCATAGGAAAGCGTAGTATCGGTTACGAGCCCCATGAAAGCTCTTGCGACATCAAATCCACAAGGTTCTGGATCATTGCCGCTAAGATATGTGGCCCAACCGCTGATGCAGGCCGGGGTGCCACAATTTGGAACAGCGATAGTCCCGAACGCTTCTTCCCAAAGCTCCATATCTCCTCCGAAAGGCTTTGGATAAACATAATCCGTAACCATTGAGAAAAAATTCTCTTCATCCGCAATAGCAGCAATAACCTTTTTGATATTTTCGATGTTCATGTCATAACCTCCTTCAAAATTTCATAATCTTTTATTACATCAATGAAGACAATGTGTCAATAATTATCTTCAAAATACTTAATACCCTTATCGGCGCGAATCGTGTCAAATTCGGCACGGCTTCCATGCGTAACACTGGCTAGGCCGCGCTGCGCCTCGGCCAGAACATCGAACCATTTATCATGCTGTGTCCCACCATAACTCAGAAGTAGCGCAACAGCGACTTGCATCTCAAGAGCTTTCTGGCGAATCTTTTCGCCTTCATCTGCGACAGTGGCGAGCCTGACCAACTCTTGCCGTGCCATGTCCTGACCTTCGCCAGTGCCGTTTTCTAGCGCGATAAGGATGAGAGGCATGACGCCTTTCCAAGTGATCTTGACATCGATAGGCTCGTTCATTTGAAATCTCCTCTTAATTGAACTAAGTATTTTCTTACATCTACGCCAAGCCCTTGTCAAGCGGGGGCGTTATTTCCCGCCCGCAGCTAGTCGTTCGTCCCATATATCGAACATGTGTTGAACATATTCCTGAGAAATGTTTGAACCATTCTCGGCAAAGACGTAATCCCCGGTATCGAAATCAACGGTACAGGAGATTACATTTTTGGAAAATGGTGATGTTACTTCGGCATAACCATCTTCCTCGGAATTGGCTTTGCAGATAAGATCGATGGCTTTAAAGTTCTTTACGTAACGCATCTTCGATTCTCCTCCTCATACTCGGATGAGCTATTATGCCATAACGTGTTTGGTACATGCAAGGAACTTTTTTGAATTCAGAGCCAAATCGCTTAATTAACTTTTTATAAATTCTCTTGGACCTGTGACGACTTGTTGGGAAATTACGTACCTCTGTGTCTTCCATGGCGTGGTCAGAAAAAGTAATTTTCAGGCCATTGAATGTATTTGGATAGGTATTAAACACTCTTCACCTTCCCGTTCCAAAAATCTATCAATTCAGTTACCTTGGTACGCCTAATTGAACTATTAATCATGCCACAGCATCTCAAATACCACGACTCAGCGCTCATTGGAGGTGCGCCGACCCAACTCCCGACAAACTGAAGCTCAGGAGATTTTTTGCAAAACGGGCATGGCAAGACTTCATAACCTGCGACCTCGATGCAGGCATAATCCCTAGTCCCTAGTTTTCTGTCCCGTTCGCCCAAGCTTAATATTTTGTATCGTACATCTTTTGGAACCGTGACCCGAAATCCGTCCCAATGATCAAACTCAGGGCTGAGTACATTCGCATATCCAGCCCCTCTGACGCGATTCTTGGCCAAGAACGACAGGTTGCCGATGTTCCAACGATAAACGCCTTCAGGGAGAGAATTTACGCCTTGATAGGGGAGGTAATCATCCATTCGCGGCACACTCTGCCTTAACTTCATCGAACAACGGCCCGCCGATGAGATGGACCGTTGTCCCGCCGTGGGCAAAGCCACTACTCGTAGCGTCGGACGAAACAAATTCGTAACCCCAACTATCTACGACTAGGTCATCCTCTTCCTGTGTCACGCCTAGGGCACACTGAATCGAGATACACTGAGCCCATGACACAGTCCTATCGTGAGCCTCGGAAGAATATAGGCCGGGGAAAACGAAACGGTTTCCCCTCTTATCAACGAACACTGGAAATTTGAACATTCAAAACCCTTTCTCTTTAAGTGAGTCTCTTACCGCCTCAACCAACGTATCACCTATTCCTAATTGGTTCAGGTGTTTCGCCGTAACTACGAATTGATCCTGCTCCTCCCATATCACGAAGGAGCCTTGATCTTGGCTTAACTCAACGATGCAGCCGTTGACAACATCTAGATTGACATACTTCCCGAACATGTTATCCCGCGCTTCTTCATACACCGATTCGACCATTTCTGGTACGGTTACATAAGAATCATTGTTCCGCATCTCGTAGCACTCCTCTAGCTATTCGAGACTGTACCAACCATTACGTTCAACCAACGTTCCGTAGCGGCCAAGGTTCCACTCATAGTGGCCAATATCTATCAGGACCGGATCGGGAAGATCATCGACGGTGAGACCAGCCCTCCCCAAATCAGCCATGAATTGAAGGTTCGAGTGCAGCCCCGATTTGTTCCTGATGCTGATGAATTTTTTAATTTTTGCGGTAGAAATTGACATTACGCCGCTCCCTTTGCGTTATCCAATGCCTCGAAAATTTCATCCATCTGCCTCTCGAAATGCTCACCATCGAACGCGTCGATCAATGTATCAAGATCACTATCAACCGACTCCATGTCATTGATAGAATTT